TTGATTGTGTTTTACGGCTTGGGTTTCTACCTGAGCCTTTTTTTTAAAATAAATTGTAAAAAAATTTTGCAATTCAGAAAAAAGGTCTATATTTGATAAACAATTTAACAATCAAAACAAAGCAAAATGAATCTCATCTCAAAAAAATCGGTTTATCAATTAACTGTTAATGAAATTGATGAATTAATTTCTCAATTAGAGGAAGGCATAGATTTTATATTACATGACCTAAATGATATGCCGAAATATTTTAAATTGTCTCAAGTGATAGGATTTTTAATAGATGTTAGATGTGAAAAATTAGGAATAAAATTATAAGATATGAAAAACAAAGATTTTACATACTTATGTATTGTAGCCTTGCTAATGGCAATCGGCTTAACACTTGCAGGAAACCTTAATTTTTAATAAACCAAATCAAAGTCAAATGACAGCAGAACAAATCAAATCAGAAAGGAGAGCCAAGAATTTAAGTCAGACAGAACTCGCAAAGAAAGCAGGAGTGCATCTGCTTACAATCTTCAGAGCAGAAAACGGAAAAGTAAAGCAGAAAACTATTGAAAAAATAGTTGCAGCATTGCAAGAAAATCAGCAAGAAAATCAGTAAATTTAACAAACAAAACACAATCAAATGAAACAAAAAACAATCACCCGACAGGTTCGGATTCCATCCGATTGGCTAAGATTAGGCATTGATGACATTATGATTACAGTTACCGCATCCATCAATGATGATGGTGAAGAAGTCAATGCAACAGTTAAGCAAATAGTATTTCCAGGATGGCACTGCTTTAATATTAAGCCTGAGTTACAATTCCAAGTTTATGAATTTGTAGAGCAGAAATGTATTGACACATACATTGAGCAGATGGATTGGGAAGTAGAATTATATGATTCAATCTGCCACGAATGACAACGGAGAGAATAGAATTAATCCTTGAGGTTAATGGAGTTGAAAGGGCAAGGGCATCCGTAACAAGAAGCTATGAGGGTGTAGAAACTCAACGATACAGATGGGTGCATACCTATGGCTTATCCACAAAGAAGGACTGGAAAATATATTTACAAGTTCCTTCTAATATGGGCAAGGATGACAGAAAGCCTTTCAAGATAACCCGTAAAAAATTTGCTTACACAATCAAAAAAGAAAAACAAAATGAACAATCAGAAACCATCAGAGATTACGAAAGCGAGTGAATTACTTTCCCAAATTATTATCGGAGGTGATTTATCCAAGCTATCAGCAACGGACAAAGTCAGGTACTACAATGGCTACTGTGAACGCATGGGGTTAGACCCTTACACAAAGCCATTTGACCTACTCAGGCTTAATGGCAGGGAAGTATTGTATTGCACACGCTCCGGCACTCAGCAGCTAAATAAACTGCATCAAGTTAGCCATTTGATAACATCAAGGGAGTTGATAGAAGCAGTAGGCGTTTATCAGGTTACATCTAAGGCTTCATTACCTGACGGAAGATGTACGGAATCAATAGGTGCAGTTAACATCACAGGATTGAAGGGAGAGGCTTATGCCAATGCTATTATGAAGGCAGAAACTAAAGCCAAGAGAAGGGCAACTCTTGACCTGTTAGGATTAGGAGTATTAGATGAAACAGAGGCTGAATCAATACCAAATGCTGAGCCTCGCTCTATAGAATTGGTACAAGAGCCGCAGGAATTACCAGAAGCCGACTCAAAGGAATTCCCTACCTTAGGAACTTTGCTCATTGCATTGAGTAAAACCCAATCAGTAGAGGAAATCAAAGAGTTATACTTTGCAAATAAATCAAAGGTTGAGCATAACACCTTTGTAAAGGAGGCATTCACTAACCGCAAAAATGAACTGACTAATGGAAAATAAACAATTAACAGAAATAAAGGTAGGGGAAATTGCCCCTACTAAATTCGGACTTGATTTAATGGCAAGTTCTATTTCCGAACAAGTGGCTGAAGGGAATCTGAACAGCCTTGATGTAGCAATCAGGATGAATGCAATGGAGCAGCTTTGTAAACTGGTAAAGGAAAAGATACAGGGCAACGTTATGGATGAACTTTATAAGCATCCAAAACAGAAAGCTGATGTTTATGGTGCAACTATTTCAATGATGGATTCTGTTAAATATGATTACAGCCATATTGAGGAATGGGCAGCACTTGAGCAGACAATCCAGGTGGCAAAGGAAAGGCAGAAGGAAATAGAAGAAGAAGAAAAGAAATGGAGGCGAGGCGAACTGCCTGTCAAGTCAGCAACCAGTACATTCAAAGTTCAATTAAGCAAATAGGATGAAAAGAAAATGGTATGAATACTTGCCTACAATAGATGATGTTATAGTATTGAATCTTTACATCGGTTTAATTGTAGCACCAATTATTTTATTGATTATGTCAGTTAAATATATTATCAATCTTTTTAAATAAAACAAAATGGCAAAACAAATCGTCAGCATCAGCATCAACTTGGACAAGGTAACAGAAAGCAAACTCTACAAAGGTAAAAAAGGCAAGTATCTGAATGCTACCTTATTTCTCAATGATGAGGTAGATCAATACGGGAACAGTGGTTTTATCGTAGAGGCTACCACTAAAGAAGAAAGGGAAGCAGGTGTTAAAGGTGTTATCTTGGGGAATGTTAAAAAATCAGCAGCAAAGAATGAAGAACCAAATAGCGAGGAATCATTACCCTTCTGAGAATTAATAGAGCCTCTCCTACGGGAGGGGTTCTTTATTTTAGAACCAATAAAAAAAATAACATGAAATCACAAAACCAAAAGATTCTAAATTATCTAAAACAAGGGAAAACAATCACTCCTATTCAAGCCTTAAACTTATTCGGTTGCTTTAGATTGGCTGCAAGAATATCTGATCTTAGGAAAGGCGGTCATACTATCTACACCAATACAATAACTAAAGATAACAAATCATTTGCCGGTTATAAATATGGAGGGAAGATATGAAATCCTTTAACGCTAATTTGGAGAATTCCGTTCCTCATGTTCTTTATGATGTAGATTTACCTTTCCCAGAACGAACAGAAAAGGCTATACATTTCAAAACCTTAAAGGATGCAGCCAACTTTTTAGGCTATCCATACAATCAGCTTTATGATAAAAGGAAGCCTGGCATTCGGGTGCATGGCAGGGATGGGAAAACTTATGCTTTAAGAATAAAAAAAGTTGAAAGGGAATTGCAGAAATAGTTTTATCTTTGGTGTAAGCAGATATGATTTTGAAGTAGTGAGCAGAATCATGTTTGTAGGTACAGACATTACAAAAGGGGATTGGTAAACTCACTACACCAAATCCCCTATTTTTTTTATGGCAAAAGACCCTGCGGTTTTATTTTATACTTCAGATTTTCTTACTGGAACTATAACAATGACTGATGAGCAGATTGGTAAATATATCAAATTGCTTTGCTATCAACATCAAAAGGGAATACTGACTGAACGAGATATGATGATGATATGTAAAACATATGATGAAGATATATGGTCAAAGTTTATCAAAATTAATGAAGGCTACTATAACCAAAGAATGAAAGATGAGGCAGAAAAAAGGAAGAATTATTCAGAATCCAGAAGAAAAAATAAACTAAAAGCTAATAAAAATAAAGATATCTTGAACATATGTTCATCATATGAGCAACATATGGAAAATGAAAATGAAAATATAAATGATAATATAAATAATAATATTAATAAGGTAGAGAAAGTAAAAAAGTTTATCAAACCCGAATTATTTGAAGTTCAGAATCATTTTGAAGATATTGGATGCTTGGAAGAAGCAGAAAACTTTTTTAACTATTATGAAAGTAATGGATGGAAGGTAGGAAAGAATGCGATGAAGGATTGGAAAGCTGCATCAAGAAACTGGATCAGAAACTCTAAAAACTTTAAAAAACATGATACCACTAAATCAAATTATGACAAGTACCTTGAACGGAGAAAAGAAGTCCATGACTATGTCGCAGAACTTGACAGAATCAGAGGCTTTGGACCTGGAACGGTTTAGGCTTTCAAGAACATCAGAATTAATTAAATCAGTTAGCACTGCATTGGTTATTGATGAACTGATAAAAGGAATGAACAAGCTGGGTATTAAGGCTGACAGATTACCAAACAAAGAGGAAATGGTAGCAATGTATAAATCTATCATTGATGAATATCCTAACCTTAAAATAGGAGAATTATCTTTAGCTTTTGATTTAGCAGCTAAAGGAAAGTTAGATATGGAAGCGGAAACTTATCAAAACTTTTCAATACTGTACCTGCATAGGATTCTCAGATCATTTGCCAGGTATGGCATGCAGAAGCTATCTGAAATGAAACCGAAGCAGGAAGAAAGCAAGTGGCAGCCAAGAGTAGTGCTTGATGATGAGAAGATAGAACTGGCATTGGAATGCTATAAAAAATTTAAGCAGTGGGATAATATAGTTTTTGGGATTGATTCCTTTAAAATACTTTACAATAGAGGGATGCTAAAATTTAATTCTGTTGAAATTGTTAAAGAGGTAAAAGAACTGATGACTGCTAAAATGATGAAAACAAATACATACACAAAGCAGGATATCAGAGCAATGATGCAAGATGATGACTACATGGAGCATCAATGTTATAGGCTTGTATTATCTAAATACTTTGATACATTATGAAACATGGATCACTATTTAGCGGAATAGGAGGTTTTGACTTGGCAGCAGAGTGGATGGGATGGGAGAACGTTTTCCATTGCGAGTGGAACAAATTCGGACAGCAAGTATTAAAATATTATTGGCCTAATTCAATTAGTTACGATGACATCACCAAAACAGATTTCACTATTCACAGAGGAAGCATTGACATCATCACCGGTGGATTCCCATGTCAACCCTATTCAAGTGCAGGAAAGCGACTCGGCAAAGAGGATGAGAGACACCTCTGGCCGGAGATGCTTAGAGCGATTCGGGAGATTCAGCCACGTTGGGTCGTGGGCGAAAACGTTCTCGGCCTTGTTAATTGGTCAGGAGGGTTGGTTTTCCACGAGGTGCAAGCTGACCTGGAAGCTGAAGGGTACGAGGTACAACCGTATGTACTTCCAGCTGTATCCGTCAACGCTTTCCACAGAAGAGACAGAGTTTGGTTTGTTGCCCACTCCAGCAAAATCGGATTATCAACCAAGATGGAAAACCGAGAATTGGAAAGGGAACGATTTAGTAAGCAAGATAAACGAAAAGTATGGGACACATTCTCAACTATCTCCCCAATTTGTACTGGAGATGATGGGCTTCCCGACAGATTGGACTCTATTACCTTTCCTAAATGGAGAAACGAATCTATCAAAGCAGGAGGAAACGCAATAGTCCCTCAAGTAGTTTATCAAATTTTTAAAACGATTGAGCAATATGAAGGACTTAACAGCAGGAATGATTACTAAGATAGCCATGATTGAAATGGAGATAAAAGGGTACTTTGTTTGGAGGCATAACAATTTAGCAGTACCGGGCAGAAAGTTCAATGGATTGAAGGGAGTTCCTGATATTATCGGGTTTGATAAAAAAACAGGTTTATCAGTTTTTTGCGAAGTAAAGACCAAAAATGATAAAATATCAGAATATCAAGCTAACTTTATGACCAGAGCGAAAAAGTCAGGATGCATGGTATTTATCGCAATGGATGACAATAGTAAAGTTTTGATAAAAGAATGGGAGTAACCCGTAACGATATCATCTCTGAATTGTATAAAGACAAAGACATTGCACAGGCAATAGGGAAGATGCAGCCGGTAGAATTGCAGGATGACTTGAGGCAGGAGATGTTTATGGTGCTTTGCGAAATGAATGAAGATAAATTGATGGGGATGCATCAAAGCGGTTATCTGAAGTTCTATCTTGTCCGTACAATGTTATCAATGATAAAATCCAATAGATCAACATTCTTTAACAAATTCCGAAAGCAGGTTGAAGAATGGGATAGCAAGTATGATAGCAAAGATGAGAGCCTGGAATATCAAGATGAAATGATTGTAAAGCTGAATCAAAGTATGGGGGTGCTGCACTGGTACGAAAGGGAGATATTTAAACTGTATTCTGAAAGCGGAATGAACATAATGGAACTGAGTAGGAATACTAAAATACCATATCGGTCTTTAAGTATGACCATTAAAAAAGTTAAAACCTATCTTTACTATAAAGTCCGCAATATGACAATAAAAGAATGATGTACGTTATTTCAATCAATCAAAACCAAAATATATAAAATAACAAACTATGACACAAAAAACAAATTACGAAACAGAAATCCCAACAATGACAGCAGTGGAAACTTTAGCAAAATGGATGATGTATCACGTCACAGAACACAGTGGCGATATGCAGGAGGCAATAGATCAGGCTCTTGAAATTGAAAGCTACCAGTTCAATGATGCATTTTTTAAAGGTGTTAAATCAAAGATTCTGAATAAATCACCATACAATAAATAAGCCATGATAACTATAAAAATTATCTTAACAGCAATCCTGACATCTTTTTACTTTATAGACATGGGAAGATTCCCTGAGAAGTGGAAGATTAATTACAAGCCATTCAACTGTCATATGTGCTTATCTTTTTACTTAGCAGTTATTTATTTTTGGCTTCCGTCTTATGTAGTAAGCACAGCATTGGTAGCCTTTGCGAGTGGGGTAGCTGCTCCATTGTTCCGTAACTTTTTGAATAACATATTTTTTAAAAAATGAGCATCAAGGTAATTTGATATTCAAAAATCATAATCAATGACACAAACTGATAAAGATTTTATACAAGAGCATATCATCAACTTTGAATCTGTAAGGATAGGTTTTCTGCGGAATATCCCTATACATATTCTGAATGGTTATGAATCAATCTATCGCAGGTATCTTGACCCTAACTATATCCTTACAGCATGGTGTTCAGCATGTGTTATGGATATGATGAAAAGGCTGGTTCAGTATTGGGACTATATAAATGAACCAACAAAAGAAGCAGAACCCGTAATTGTTAAACCAAAAAGAGGCAGACCCTTTAAGAAATGAAAGAAATCATATCCAAGCATTCTAATGGTATGCTGATAACAGAGGAAGCATTCCTAAAGGCTGAGCTTGAAATGGGTATTGGCTTCCACAATCCTGCCTTCACTAATTTAGCAGCAGAGGTGGCAAAGATGATTAGACCATACGGGAATAGTATTCTGGACTATGGGGCAGGAACAGGGGTTTATGCTGATGCATACCATAAAGCAGGAATGGAAACCTATGTCTATGAAATCTTTAAACCGCATAGGGATTACATCAAAGAGAATGCACCACATTTAACAATCATAGATGAGCCGATTACTACAGATATTCTTTCATGGATTGAGGTGGCAGAACACATGACAGATGATGAAATCAATAGCCTTTTCCAAAAGATAAAACCGAAGTATATTCTTTTTTCTTCTACGCCTGAGCATACTGATTGGGATGCTGACTGGGGGCATATAAATGTGCAGAGTCATGAGGAATGGATAGAGGATTTATCAAAGCATGGTTATCAGTTTATTCAAAATCTATCACACCCTACACACTGGGCAAAATTATTTAAATGCGAATCTTAGCAGTTGGTTCAAGACAATCAGGAGTTTCATATCATAGGCTCTTCATACCTACTATGTATCTGCCAAAGCAATACGCAATGCTGACAGATACATTAACAGAAGAAGAACTGGAAAAGGGGTATGATATTGTTTTTATCAATAGGTATGTTATTGGACACGAAGCAGAGAGTATTGATAATCTCCGCAAAAAATACGGCTTTAAACTGATAGTGGATATTGATGATTATTGGCATCTTGATGTTTGGCACATGCTTTATGCTACCTATCCCGTTCAAAGAATCATTGATCATATCAAGATTGCAGATGTAATAACCTGCACCAATGAAAAGCTATACCATGAAATAAAAGAACTAAACAAAAATGTTTATATAATGCCGAATGCCTTGCCTTATGGTGAAGACCAGTTCACAGAAGATAAAACCGAATCGGATTTAGTTCGTTTTATTTGGGCAGGTTCATCTACCCACGAAAAGGATATGGCTATTCTCAAAAGACCGATGCAGCGAATAGCATCTGACCCATTTATCAAAAGCAAAGCACATTTTCAAATATGCGGATATGAACCTGAGAACACAATCAAAACACCTATATGGCACAGAATGATTGATAGCTTCCTTTGTAGTTTCAAAGTACCGGGAAACATTCGGGAAGGATTGCCAGTTGATCTTTACATAAACTTTTACAAGGAAGCCGATGTTAGCCTTGTCCCTTTAGTAGATTCCAGGTTCAACAGTATGAAATCAAACCTTAAAGTACTGGAGGCAGCAACTAAATCCCTTGCGGTTATTTGCTCAAACGTAGAACCTTATTCAGAATGTCCTTATGTGATAAAAGTAAACAAGCAGTCCGATTGGTTTGATTCTGTTAAAAAAGTTTGCAAAGATGCTATTTATAGAAAAGAAATGGGGGAAGGGAATCGGAATTGGTGCTTAGAAAACTTTGATATCAGGAAAGTAAATATAGAACGAAAACAAATCTTTGAATCATATTTATAAAACACAAACCAAAAACCTCAAAAAATGAATGCAACAATCAGATTCAACCTTGATGATCCAGATGATAGGATAGCTCACATGAGATGCATCAAATCAATGGACATGGCTATCGCTCTTTTCAAAATCCAGGAATTGGCTATGAAGCATGAACAGGTAAACATAGCTCAACTAAATGATATTATGGATGATCAAAACATAACACTGAATGAAATCATTTGGTAAATTTGTGGCGGCATGGATAACCTGCCGGAACTGTCGCAAAAAATACACAATCACAATACATAAACAACAAAACCAATCACTATGTCCATATTGCCAAAGTGTAAACCAGACGAGCCAAAATATGTAATGCAAGATATTTGGTTTATCATTAAAACAATAGCCAAGATATCCCTGTACTGCTTATTTATATTTTCATCCTTTCTTTTCATTCTTTATCTTTTTATCAAATGAAAGTAATCATAACTCCAATATCAAGCATCAAAGCTAACCCGAATAATCCAAGATTGATAAAGGATGACAAGTTCCATAAACTGGTTAAATCAATTCAAGAGTTTCCTGAGATGCTGAACCTTCGCCCTATCGTAGTAAATGCAGATAGTATAGTGCTGGGCGGCAACATGAGGCTTAAGGCTTGTAAGGAAGCAGGACTAAAGCAAGTGCCTGTAATCTTTGCTGAAGATTTAACAGAAGAACAGCAGAAGCAGTTTATCATTAAGGATAATGTAGGATTCGGAGAATGGGATTGGGAAGACCTTGCTAACAATTGGAATGCGGAAGAATTATCAGAATGGGGTTTAGATATTCCTGATTTCAAGGTTCAAGAGGTAGAGGCACAGGAAGATGATTATGAAATTCCAGAAGAATTAAAAACAGACATCGTACTCGGTGATTTGTTTGAAATAGGAGAGCATCGTTTACTTTGTGGTGATTCAACTGATAGCGAACAGGTTGCGAAGTTAATGAATGGGCAGAAAGCAGATATGGTATTTACTGACCCACCTTATGGAATAAAAGTAGTACAAAATAAAAAAGTTGGTGGCGATAAAGCATTTGGAAATGTTGGGGGAAACAACATAGTTAAAGCAAAACAATATTCTGAAATTATTGGAGATGATACAACGGATACTGCTAAGGAATTTTATAATACTTGCATATCGTTAGGTATGGATAATTTTATTATTTGGGGCGGTAATTACTTTACAGATTTTCTTCCACCTTCAATGTGCTGGATTGTTTGGGATAAAGAAAACACAGGAAACTTTGCTGATATTGAGATGGCATGGACATCGTTTGACAAAGGGGCAAAACTATATAGATGGCAATGGAATGGAATGATAAGGAAAGGAGATAAAAATATTGAAGGAAAAACAAGGGTACATCCAACACAAAAACCAGTTGGATTATTCGGAGACATTTTTAATGACTTTAATTTTTCAACATCTTTTGATGGTTTTCTCGGTAGCGGCTCAACAATGGTGGCATCTCACCAACTTAAACGCAAGTGCTACGGGATGGAACTTGACCCTAAATACTGCCAAGTCATAGTGGACAGAATGATAAAACTTGACCCTACTTTGGAAGTCAAAAGAAATGGTAAAAAATATATCAAAACATCGTAGCAACATCGTATGGCAACTTTAACAGGAAAGGGAAGGAATGGCGGTAAACTGATGCGACCTGCAAAGGGTGAAACAATGAACCCGAATGGCAGACCGAAGAAGTATGTTACTTTGTTAAAGGAGCAAGGCTACAAGTTAAGCGAGGTGAATGATACCATACAAACAATCATGTCAATGGATATGGATGAATTAAAGCAGGTATGGGATAACCCTAAAGCCACTATTTTAGAAAAGACCATAGCCAATGCTTTGATGACAAGCCTAAAAAAGGGAAGCCTTTATTCAATTGATACTTTGTTAAATAGAGTTTACGGAAAGCCAAAAGAAACGAGTCAGGTAACTACTGATGGCAAGATTGAGGTAGTATTCACACAGGGTAAGACCATTCTATGATACTTGAACTACCTGCTCCACATATCAACCAACAAGGAATCCTTGACAACTCAACAAGGTTTAGAGTTATTATGTGCGGTCGTAGGTTCGGCAAGTCAGAACTTTCACAGATTGAAATCGTAACCAATGCCATCGTAGGCAGGTCGGTTGCATACATAACACCTACCTATGCACTTGCTAAAACCTTCTTTGATAAATTAGCTAAGGCAGTACCTTTTGAATCCAACAGGTCAGATTTAACAATCGCCTTCCCGAATAATGGCTCAGTCCAATTCTTTACCGGAGAGAGGCTTGATAACCTGCGAGGCAGGAAGTTCCACTTTGTAGTTATTGATGAGGCTTCATTCATTCCTAACCTTGAAGATGGATGGCTGAATTCAATCCGACCTACCCTTACCGATTATAAGGGCAGGGCATTGTTCCTGTCCACTCCTAAGGGTAAGAATTACTTTTATTCCTTGTACCTCAAAGGAATTAACGGAGAGCCTGATTGGGCATCCTTTAAGTTCAGCACCTATGATAACCCGTACATTGATAAAATGGAGGTAGATGATGCAAGGACACAGCTACCAGAGGCGGTATTTGAGCAGGAGTACATGGCTAACCCTTCAGAGAATGCTGCTAATCCTTTCGGTAATGCCTTTATCAGGCAATGTACTTTTCCCCTATCAACCTATCCAGTAGTATGCTATGGCATAGACCTGGCTAAATCTTTTGACTTCACAGTTATTATTGGCTTAGATAAGAACGGCTCAGTTGCATACTTTGACCGATTCCAGAAGGATTGGAGGCAGACAAAACAAACCATCATCAACCTAACAAAAGCACCCATTTTGATGGATAGCACAGGAGTAGGCGACCCTATCTATGAAGACCTGCAAAGGGAAGGGTTAGAAGTTACAGGCTTCAAGTTCAGCCAAACATCAAAGCAGAATTTAATGGTCGGTCTTGCTTCAGCCATTCAGCAAAGAAGGATAACCTTTCCAGAAGGGGCAATATCTTCTGAATTAGAAATCTTTGAATATCAGTACACAGCAACAGGGGTAAGATATTCAGCACCACAAGGCTTCCATGATGACTGCGTTATGGCTTTGGGTCTGGCATGGCAACACCTTCAGAGCAATACAGGAACGGGTAGGTATTCATTCGCATAATTTATCAATTTAATCTATTTAGGTATATGACATGGAATGATGTAACAGTTTTTCAATGGCAGCAGTTAAATGAACTTTATGCCAATGCTGAAGGTCTGACCGATATGGACATATCCGTAAAGGCAGCAGCGATTCTGACCAATCAGACAGAGCATGAGATTGATAGCCTGCCTATAAGCCATTTAAAGCCTCTCCTTGCCTCTATTTCTTTTGTGCATGATGAAATACAGCCTAAAGCAGTAAAGTGGCTTAAAATCAACGGGAATCGTTATAGATGCCTTTATGACATTCGGCAGATGCCTGTGGCAAGGTATATTGAATCTAAACACTTCAGTACAGATGTCAATGGTAACCTGCATAGAATCATGGCTTGTATGGTTATGCCACAGAAAAGGGGATGGCTCGGATGGAAAGATAAAAAGTACAATGCAGCAGATCATTCAGCCTATTCGGAGGATATGCTATCCGCTCCAATAACTTCCGTTCTGGGTTCGGTTGTTTTTTTTTATCAAGTTTACAGAGTTTGGATAAAGATTTCAAAGGACTATTTGATAGCGGACATGATGAAGAAGGGAGTGACGAGGTATCAGGCAGAAGCAGCACATCAGGCTTTATGCAGCATTTTGGATGGTTTTATCAAGCCTCACTGGTTGCCGAATATGAAAGAATCCCATTACAAGAGGCTTATGAACTAAATACTCTGCATTTCCTTAATGACCTGGCATATCTTAAATCTAAGGCTGAGTATGAGAATGAACTGATAAAAAAAGCGTATGGCAAAAAGTATTAATCAGATACAGAATGAGATAGCAGCGAATGAACAACTATTAAATGAACTCAGCAAAATAGAGGAAATTGGTACGGGCAATCTACCAGTAACAGAAAGATTGATAATTGAGTATGCTGTGCAATTTATCAAAAAGGTACAAGAGAATCTAAAGCAATTAAATAAGATAGATACCGGCAGCCTTGTCAGAGATGTAGCAAAAGGGGAACTTCAAAATCAATCAGGTGCATACAGCATTGAAATCGGTTACCCTGCTTCTTCTAAATCTGCCGAATACTATGACTATGTAAATAAAGGGGTGCAAGGATTCAAAACTAAATCACCAAACTCCCCTTATAAATTCCGTAATGCTTCACCTTCATCATCTGGTCCGATGGTATTGGCACTCCAAAAGTGGATGAAAAGGCAAGGGATATTTAGCAGAAAAGAAACAGCATCAACAACTATAAGCGGATTGCAAAAAAAAAGGAAAAGCATTAGTGAGCTTGATTCATCAAGGCAGGGAGCATGGCTAATGGCAAGAAAGATAAAGAGCAGAGGCTTACCTAAGACAGGGTTCTTTGATGATGCAATAGATGAATACTTTGGCAGTACATTCGGAGCAGCTATGGCTAAAGCAGTTGGAGGGGATGTCCGAGTAGGTGTAAAGCAGGTCAATTCCCTAATTAATGACAAGAATAAGAAATAATGGCGATAACAGTAAACAGCACTCCCGAATCCTATGCATCAGCACATGATGATCTTTGGTTCGTGGTAACATCTACAAACGTAGCATCCAGCAATTTTAAGTTTGTTTTTGATGTCTATATAAATTCAGTACAGGTAGCAAGGGTAAAGCAATATCCAGACCCTACATCTTCAAAAGGGTATTTCAATGCAGGGAATATAGTTCGTAATTATCTGTCCTCTTATTTCAAGCCGAATGGTACACAGACCCTTTTCAGTTATGATGGGGATGACATATACGTAAACTATGAAATAAAATACGGGGAGGAGTACGGAGGAACTACGTACACGAATTTAACAACGGCAACCTACAGAGCCTTTAACTTTTACAATCCTCCATTCCGCAATCCATCAACTTCATACTTCAGCAACTTCGTAACTAAGTGGATTAGCAATCGGGATTTATCAAATATTGATTGTGCTTTTTCTGAAAAGATGTACATAGGTTGGATGAATGCATCAGGTACTACCACTTCCATGACAGCTACCATACAAAAGTATTCTGAATCAGGTGCTACATCAGGCAGTCCATCCACAGGATCATCTGATACTATCAGCAGTTTCGGATTGCTTGATATTTCACCCGGTGCAATTAATACCTATTTAGGCTCATCATTCCTTTCTTCATCTGATTATGCCTATGGGGTTAAGTTAAATTATTCATCCACTTCATCCGATGAAATAAAGGTAAAGTTAAATTGTAACCCAAGATTTACTCCTATCTCTTTGCACTTCCTCAATCAATTAGGAGGATATGATACTTTTACTTTCCGTTTGGTTAATAAAGAAAGCAGGGCAATGGAAAAGAAAAGCTATCAGCAAATGAACTGGCAATATGATTCGGGTAGCACCTCAATGCGAACCTATGACGCATATAAGCGTATAAATGCGGGTATTGTCAATTTCGCAGTTGACCAATCCGTAACATATAGGCTAACATCCGATTACACAAATCAGACCAATTACAACTGGATAAAGGAATTACTCGCTTCACCTGAGGTTTACATGGAGCAAGGCGGTTACTATTATCCTTTTAACATTACTACAAGCCAATGGCAGCAAAAGTTAAGGGTATCTGATAAAATGTTTAATCTTGAATTAGAAGGTGAGGTGAATCAAAAAATCAATAGCCAATTCAGATGATAAGAACTGAAATTTATATAGAGGAGGAAAGGCTTGATTTATCAAAGGACATATCAACGGAGTTCACCTATGCCATTGATGATATTAAGGACTTCGCTTCCCGAAATACCGCTTTTTCTAAAACTATAGTAATTCCTGGCAATGATACTAATAATAAGTTATTCGGTCATATATTCAAGTTCGGCTCTGCCAATGCTTACAATCAAGGACAGCCGAACGTGGGTTACAACT